CGGTCAAGTACAGGTAGCCGTACTCCTTCTCCGCATTGAACTGCGGGCAAGCCTTGGTCACACCTGGGAAGTCACGATGGCCGCAGATGCGGGCCTTGGGATATTTCTGCAACCACGATAGAAGAACCCCTGCGATGGCTTGGCGTTGCTGAATGGTGCGGTCATCCGAATCCTTGCCCCCGATGTAGGACACATGGAGCGAGATGGCGTTGTGTCCTGCAACCCCGTTGGTCACTTTGTCATCCGTAGCAAGGGTCGTGATGTTCCCATTGGCCTCAATGATTTTGTGGTAGCCCACCGACTTCCAACCAAGCCCCTCCTTCCAATGGCGGCGGATGGATGCGATGGTGGTGTTCTTGGGGGTAGCCGTGCAATGGACGACAAGGTGGGTGATGTTTCTCATTCTTCGGGGTTTAAAAGCGGATAGTAGCAGACGGTATGCTCTTCGTCCTTGGGTAACTGGGATGCAGACACCTCGTGAATGCCCGCCCATTGTGCCTTGGCGGGGTCGTACCCAAGCAACTCGCAGGCACGGCGATACTCGCAAAGGAGGGCGTGGTTCTGCTCCAGGTCTTGGGGGGATATCGCAATCATAAGCCGCTCCAACGCATTCGTGAGGGCTTTGGCAGGTCGGGTAGAGTGGTAGGTCATACTGCAAATTTATACGCTTTCGGGTGCATTTATGGCGAAAAATGGGAATTTATACCGCATCGGGTGTAGGGCTTAAAAAAAAGTTTCATAAAAAAATGACTACAATGGTCGCAAATAGGAAAAGCCGTTGTAACTTTGTCGGACACTAAACCCAATAAACCATGAACATTTTAATCGCCAAAGCCAACGAGCAACTGATTCAATCGCTCTACCCTTCCAAAAAAATTGACTTCCATCAAAACAATTATGCAGGTCGTTTTGGCAATACATCGTACTTCAAATTAACCAAGCCACAGTTTAATAAATTGTACAAAGCGGTTGTAGATAAAGGTTATAATCCTTTTGCTTTACTGACTTGGTAACCCACCGAGGGGTGCGGCTCGCCAACGCACATTGTTTTATCCCATCCACCAAACCCAAAACCATGAACCACGAAACCAAAACCAAACTCAAAGCAGCCCTTGCGACGGGCTACATCGTGCTGACCGCCTGCCTCGGCATCGTATTCTTCGGCAGATTCATCCTTGCAATTATCACCAACTAAACCCCAAAACCATGCACAAATTCAAAACCACCAACATCAAAGGGAAGGACTATGTTGAAGTCAACCAACGCCTGCTCTATTTCCGCAACGAGCCAACCTTCGCTGGTTGGTCCATTGAATCCGACCTCGTTGACCTGCAACCTGACCGCTGCTGCATTAAGGCCATCATCCGTGATGCCGATGGCCGCATCCGTGCTACTGGTCACGCTCATGAGGACCGCACCTCCAGCATGATTAACAAGACCTCGTATGTAGAAAACTGCGAAACCTCTGCCTTTGGTCGTGCTTTGGCCGCTCTTGGTATCGGAATTGAAACAAGCATCGCAAGTGCCAACGAGGTGTCCATGGCTATCGCCAAGCAGGAGCAGTTCAACGACTTGACTGACAAACTTGGATTGGTTCCTTCGTACGATGACTTGACCGTTGCGACCCTCAAAGCCGACTTCCTGAAGTTGGTGCAGAAACTTCCCGCTGACCAGCAGGAACGGTTCCTCAAAGACATTGACCAAATGACCCCCGCCCGCTTTGAGAAGGGCATCGCATTCATCCAAAATCAACTCTCTAAAAAATAGACCATGACCCTACTTGAAAAATGCAACGCCGATGTGTTCAAAGCCATCCTTGAAGTAAAGGAACAAAGCCCCGAAATTGGCGAGAAACTTATCGCTTTACTGCGAGAGTATCAGTTTTGGTGGCAGATGCTTGCTGGTGATATGCTTTGGTTTTCTGCCCATCTTCCTCGCGAAATTTGGGACGGCAAAGCCCACACCTTCCAATTTCTCTTTCAATCCCAACAAACCACCGAAATGCTATGAACCACTTAGTCACCATCCCCAAGTCGGACATCTCCAAGCAGGACATCGCCGACATTGCCGCTGGCCTTATCCACCGAATAGAGGAAGGCGAGGTCAACCCCATCGCCGCCCATGTACGCTTGAAGGCAGTCGTCAAAGCCTTGGAGCAAGTCCTCAAATCCACCGAGGACATCGTGCGGGATGAGGCCGAAAAGCACGGCAAGACCTTCTCCGCCTTTGGTTCTGAAATCCAAATCAAGGAGGGTGCGCTCACTCCCGACTACACGCACGACCAGGTGTGGAGTGACTTGCAGGCATCCATGAAGGCGAGAGAAGAACTGCTAAAGATGGCATTCCGCAACGCTGGCAAGATGACGGTCATTGACGAAGCAACTGGCGAGGTCGTTCCTGTATGTCCCGCAAAAGGGACAAAGCCATCCATTGCAGTAACTTTTAAGACCACTTAACCATGAAAGACGGACAAACAATCGGCCAATGGCTAAAGTGGGATTTTGAGGCGAATGGGGTTTTGAAAATTCAAAACAAGGATTTTAGACTTCTCTACCAAGAACTTTCAAATGGATGGTGGGCAAAGACTGAATACGATTTGAATGGCAATGAAATCTACCATGACGACTCAACTGGATTTTGGGTAAAGAGGGAATACAATACTCAAGATAATCAAATCTACTATGAGAATTCGTATGGTACAATCATAGACAACCGCACCCCCGAAATCATTGAACACAACGGCCGCAAGTACAAATTAATCCCCTAACCATGCCCAAACCAAAAGGAAAAGAAATCCAACGAAGGGTCGCCACCATCTACGCCGTGTCGTACCTGTCCTCACGCCCATACAGGGCCGCAGAACTCGCCGAAGTGCTTGGACTGAACCTTCGTACCACCTACCGAATTTTAAGCGATTTACGGGCATCAAATTGGCTCATCAAAGAAAACCTCACTTATTCAATTCAACCCAACCAAACCCCAACCCAAAACCCATGAGCAACTACACCCCCCAACCCAACACCTTCTCCCTGTTCGCCAACGACAAGGGCGACAACCCGAAACGCCCCGACTACCGTGGGGATATTATCCTTCCCGACGGGACCAAGATGCGCTTGTCCGCATGGGTCAAGGAAGGGCAGTCAGGCAAGAAGTTCTTATCAGGCAAAGTTGAGCCGATGAACGAATCCCGTCCCGCCAACGCTTTTGAACCGCAGGCTGGAGATATGCCGTTTTAGTGTAAATTTGTACCCGATTTACATTTAAGAGTAGAACCGCCTCCAAAAGAATGCTGGCCTTTTGGAAGTGAAGATAAAGGGTTATTAACCCCTACCTCGGCCGCCAGCACGGTCGGGGTTTTTTTTTACCTCCTATGAGAGATTCATTCATCTTCTACCGCTCATTCCTCAAGAGCATCCAACACCTTGACCCAGTTGAGCAGTTGGAATTATTCCAAGCCATTGTGCAGTACGGGCTGGACCAACACGAACCCGAAATGAGCAGGTATGTTCGGGCGGTGTGGGAATCCATAAAGCCGCAACTGGATGCAAATCAGCGCAAATACGAGAACGGTTGCAAGGGTGGGAAACCAAAGGCTAACCAAACCCTAACCACCCCCGAACCACCCCCTAACCTAATGTATAATGATAATGGGAATGATAATGAAAAGGAGAATGACAATGCAAAGGAGGAAGGGGTAATGGCAAAGCCCAAAAGGGATAGCAGTATTTTGTTTGACCAATTTTGGGCCTTGTACCCAAGGAAGACATCCAAGCAGTCCGCATCCAAAGCCTTCGCCAAACTCAAAGACGAGGACCAGCAGAAGGCCATCAGCAACATCGGACGGCTATATTCCCAAACCCCCATCCAGTTCGTACCCCACGCAGCGACCTACATCAACCAAGCCCGATGGGATGACCAAGTGATACCCCGCAATGCTACCTTCAACCCACTAAACCAAAACGATGACGAACCCTTACCATCTTACCGCTGAACGACGGCTGCTCTCATGCCTCATGGACCAGTTTGTCAACCGAGCGGTCCTGCTCCTGCAAATTCCAGAGCGGTTGTTTACAGGAAACCATGTCCTTGTTTACAGAGCGATTGAAGCCCTCCACCGAGCGGAGCGACCCGTTGACCTTGTAGCCGTTCACAAGCACCTCATCGACAACGGTCAAGCCCATGTCATCGCCGATTTCGTGGACATCTTGGACGGCAACACCCTGACCTCCGACTGGAAGGTGTACGCCTCCGACCTTAACGAAGCGTGGAAGCAACGAGAGGAACAACGCATCATGGATGAACTTGCCCATGATAGGGACATCCCCAAAGCCTTCGCCCGCTACCAGTCCATGCAAGCGATTGAAACCAACGCCTCGGAAACCACGGCCCACGAACTCGCCAAGGCGTTTCTCCTAAACATGAACGAGGTCAGGGAAGGCAGACGCAAGGATTCCATCTTCCCGACCTACATCAGCCCGATGGACCGAATGCTGACTGGGTTCAAGCCCACCGAGTTCATCCTCTTGGGAGGGCGGCCCGCAATGGGCAAGACCCTCTTGGCCCTGCAAATCGCTATGAACCAAGCCATGGCCGATATCCCCGTCGTGTTCTTCACGCTGGAAATGAGTGCCGAACAACTGACCCAGCGGATGCTTTCCAACCTCGCCACTATGGACGGGGCGGCATTCCTCAACCCGACCGAGCGAATTAGCACCAAGGACTTTATGGACCTTGGCCAAAAAGCGGACCTGCTCAAGTCCAAGCCGCTCTATATCGTGGACCTGCATCAAGCGAACTTGGACCGCATTGAAGGAGAAATCGCTAAACTCAAAACCAAGTACGGTATTTGCGGATTTTACCTTGACTACCTGCAACTCGTAGAACCCACCAAGATTGACAAGGCCAAGCCGAAAATTGAGCAGATGACAAACATTTCAAAAACCCTCAAGGCAATCTGCAAGCGGCAGAAGGTGTTCGGAGTCGTGGTTTCCTCCCTATCCCGTGCAACGGAGGGACGCAGCGACCATCGGCCGATAATGTCCGACCTTCGGGAAACGGGGCAACTGGAGTTTGATGCTGACAAGATTGGCTTTGTTTACCGCCCCTACGAGCATGACAAAAGCCAGCCATCGGACTTGATGGAGGTCATCGTCCGCAAGAACCGTAATGGCTCGCTTGGAATCGCAGAGGTACAATGCCACCTTCCCTACACCAAAGCCAACGAATACCCACCCCATTCCCTATGATGGAAGAATACAACCTCCAAGCGGCCTGCGTCAAGTTGTTCGCAATGCTCCGACCCAACGAGCAGGGCTTGCTATTTCTCAACCTCAACAACCCCCGCTCCCGTTCCAACGGATTCTTCCTAAAGGGAATCGGCCTGACCGCTGGCGTGGCCGATATGACCTACCTATCACCCAAGGGTGCGGTGTTCCTTGAATTTAAAACACCCAAGGGCAAGCAGTCCCTATCCCAAAAGTGGTGGCAGGGGGTCGTTCAGGATGCAGGGTACAGGTACGAGGTGATTCGCTCCGTGGAAGATTTCCAAAGAGTGTTGGCTGAATGTGGCTAACTTGTGTATATCTTTGACCCATGCACCGATTCCTGCTCCTTCTGCTGCTGACCGCCTGCACCAACGACCGCCCGTGGCGGGTGATTGAGGTTCGGCCCAAGGGGAATGCCTGCGAGTATGTGCTATCTCGGAGCAACGGATTCGGGCCGCAGATAAAAATCAAGACCGATACCTGCAACAAATACCAACTTTTCCAAACCATAAAACCATGAAACCAACCCCCACCGATTTTCGCCGCTGGCAGATTCACATCCGCAAGGA